TGAACATTACAAAGTGTAAGTCCAATAACAACACAAGTAGTAGATGATGGGCAAGTGTATAATGTCAATGGTGTTCCAGCCGAAGTAGGCATCGCATCATTAGTTTTAACTTTAAAGGTATTCGCCATTTATTCTCCTTATCCTAATGCTATCGCTAGTGGCAAAGCATTTGGGTCTGTTTCAGATATTGTACCTGTTACAGACATATTGCTCGTTACTGCATTAGTCGTTGTATTTATTTGAAATAACTCTACATCATCAGAGCCATCAAATATTTTTACTTTAAGCACATTTGTTGTTGCATCATCCACAAAAATACTTCCAGCAACAGCAGATGATGGTCTTGAATTGCCTTTGTGTGTTGAGTTTAATGCTCCAATAATATTATTTAATTCTGTTCTAAAAGAAGCAAAACCCTGATTATCTAATACTACATCTGAAACTTGTGCCATAATTAATCCTTATATTTAAAAAACTCTAAGATTTCAAGCCAAAACCCTGTGCCTGATAATCAAATGTTCGGCTTATACCTGTATTACTACTATTAAAAAATTGTATTGTAAAACCATTTTTAGTTTTAGCTGATATTGTGAAAAAGTCTCCAACAGCCATTCCTTGACCAGCAACCGATATACTTGGAATTGCAAAAAATGAATTATTAAATGTTACTGCCTGACCTGATGCAGAAGCAACAATATCTTCTCCTGTATCTGTTCTTTTTTCAAAATTAACACTAAATTGAAGATCGTGTACTTTTGATCTTACCTTTGCATTTTCACAAGTTAATTTGCATCTAAATTTAAAAAATCTACCTTTAATTGTTGTTTGCTGTGCAATTTTTCTAAAACTTGTAATACCATTTATATCTGTATCGTGTGAACCTACTTGTATTTCTGCTCCAGCCTGAACCTCAGGAGAACCATCAAAAGGTGCTTTTGCATCTTCAAATAATGTTGCTCCTCTACCTGAATCAAATAAATCATATTCATCTTCTGAACTCATGCCTACTTTTGCACCTAAAGTTACATCGTAAATAGCATCTAAACTAAGTGTGTTTGCAAATGTATAAAACCCTGATGACTCAATATTGCCATTAAAATTAGTAGGATTTGTTGATTGGTTTGTGCCACCTAAATCAAATAAACCCTCTGCCGATTCTATATTTCCAACACCATCGTCAAAGTTTGTAATTGTGTCTAAAATAAGAACTTTCCTGTTTGCATTGTCTGTTGATATTGCAACATTACTATCTCTTGTTCCTAAAAAATCTGCCATATTTACTCGCTAAATGTTTGTGTTGTTACAAAGTTATTTAAACCTGAAATTTGTGTTGCTACAACAGATGCGTTTGCACTTGCGTTTCCAAGTTTATCAACTGCCTTAATTAAAAAAGAACCTGTTATCGCATTGATTGTTGCTGTATTAGATTTTCTTCTAACAACCTTTGTTAATGGTGTACTTTCATTCCAAGTAGCACCACTTGTAACATTTTGGTATCTTATTTCATACCAAGAAATATCCAAATCATTTACAGGAGTCCAAGACAACTCCATTTGATTTGAACCTACCAAAGATACAGACAAATCATCAATATCTGCTGGTGTATCAGTTGCACCTATAATTTTTCTTGATGCTGAGATAAAACTAGACGATACATTAAAAGTGTTGATCGCTTTTACCCTTACATCATAAGTGGCATCATCTATTACATTTAAAAATTCATGTTTTAATTGTGAGCCACTAGATATAATTTTAAAATTACTTTCATCACTTTTTTTAGCTTCTACTTGATAGTATTGAACAAATTGATCTGTACTTGCAGTAATGTCTATATTTAATCTTGTGATTACAATACCATCAGCATATTCAATCATTTCATCTGACAATGTAATTGATGCTGGTGGCTGTATAGTAAATGGATTTGGTAAAGTTGTTGTGGGTGTACTTGATACTTGTTGTTTTGTTGCCCAAGTATAATGAGATGCTTGGTACTCTACTAATTGTAAATTTATTGTATAATCTTCGGCAAAAGTCATTGAAATTACTCTAAATGCTTTATTGGAGAAGCCTAGCGATGATAAACTTACATTAACAATATCCCCAATGTGTAATTCATAAGCTTTAAATCCACAATTCAAACTTAGACCAATCGCTTCTCTACTTCGTCTAAGTATAATTTCAGCCATCTCCTCTGCCTGATAAGTTGAAGTTATTGTTCTAAAATCTGCTCTATGTTCTAACAAAAACCCACCATCTGCTGTTTTCATGGTTGCGTGTTGATCTGCACTTGGTAAAGCTGAGTCATCAATAGGTGGAAATTGAACTTCATCTACTTGATAATTTCTGTCAGGATTTATGTAAGAAACAATGACTCTATTAAATTTTGAGTTTTTTGTTGGAGATGCAAGAGCATAACCACCAATAATATCATCTTCTGTAAGTGATACTGAAGCTGACCCAATCGTCTCAATAATTAATTTATATTTACCTTGAACATAAGGAAGATAACCTCTCATTCCTTTGATTATATCTCTTACATTATCTAATACTTTTTTTGATGTATCTACAACTGCATTACAATCAAATATATTTATATCACTTGCTCCTGAAAATGGTGTAACCTGAGTAACACAAACTTGTGAAGCATCATAAAAACTTTGTAAATCTAAATTAGCTGTTGCTATTCCTTTGCCATATCTTTCGTTTCTTAAATAATCTAATAAACAAAAAGCTGGGTTTGTAGAAAAAGATGCAGTTTGCTCTGATAGATTTGATGCTAATGTAACTACTTTTTTACCTTTTACTTTTGCTTGAACAACAGGTATTCCACCAAATATATCTTGGTTCCATTTAAACCTTAAAGCTAAATAACAAATTCCTCTTAATCTATGATTACTTCCCCATGATGATAAAGGTGTTAATACACTAGATGCCACTTGGTCATCTTTACCCATAAAAGCTTGTATTTGAATATGGCTTGTTGAGTCTTTGAAAAAATTACTATCACTACTTGCTACTTCTCTTGTAGTACCATGAGTCAATGTTCCATCAAATGTAACTACTTTATCATCTACTCTTATTTCTTCTATTGAATTTACTTCTCCCTCAGATAAAACAAGTGCAACATATAAATAAGTATTATCTGTTCCTGAAGTTTCTATAAATACTCTAGTTCCACCAACTAATCTTTCTCCATAAATTACAGGAATACAAGCATTGTTTGATTGTTTATTTAATAAGATACCTCTCTCCGTTTCCTCAAAATCATTTGTACCAAAGTCAGGTACATCAGGTTTCATTGATCTTGTAAAAAGCCAACCAATAGCAAAAATACCTAGAGCAACATAAGGATTAAAACCACCATTAAAAACACTACTTATAGCAGTGCCTAAAAACTTACTACCACTTGATACAAGTTTTTTACCACCACTTACAACAGCACTTACTACACCACCCATGACTTATGATAATCCCTTTTATATTTTTTTGATATTCTATATATCTCGTTATTTTTATTTAATCTTATCCAAGAAAAACATTCGTCATTTTTAATTTTATTTAAACAATATTTAACTATCCATGAAGCAACCTCTTTAGTCTTTCTAATACAAACAATATCATATATCCAAAGATTTACACCACAATTCCACTCATTTTTGTATATTGAACCTTTTTTTTTGTAAGATTCTTCTACATCTTTATTAAGATATGCCCAACTTACAAATCCATAAACTCCATTTATATCTTCAAAAACCTTGAACTGATTTGCCTGTAAAGATGGTAAAATATGATAAAATAAATCAGAGTATGAGTTTTGTTGGTATTTAGGAAAAGATTTATACAATTTTATTATTTTATTTATATCCATTATTCTCTACCCCATTTAATATCCAACACATTTTCACTTGAATAATCCATACCAACATCTGTGCTAAAAAATCTTTGTTGAGAAGCATTTGATGTTTTTCTACCTGACTTCTTGTCAAAATCTGCCCAATGTGAAACTATAACTAATTTTACATTAGATTGAGTTGCTGTCTCTGTAATTTCAAATGTGTCTATGTTTCCTGAGTATAATAATATTGGGTCGGATATTATTGAATTGTTTGAATCTAATAATCCTCTATATATTTCAACACTATCATTTACAATATTCTCATTTAAGCAAGTAGATATAAATGTTTGATCTGCTCCTGATAAAGATATACTTAAAGATGTTTTTGATATATCAGTTTGCTCCTCAAAAGCTGAACCCCCTATTAAATGTGGAGAAGCTGTGTATGTTTTACTTGAACCTGATATAGATGAAGTTAAATCAAATCCACAATCGGTAAGAAAAACAGGTGTAGAAAAACCTATTTCAATAAGGTGTATGGGTCTAATCTGACCTGTTAATAATTCGTTTTTTACTGCTGTCGTTAGTGTTCGTGCCATAGTCCTCGTAATAACTTCTTGTTATGCTTTCTGTACCTTTTAGCATGGTAAAATTAAATTTACTATCAGGTTTTTTGTAAGTTTTTAAATCGTTAGTTTTTTCGTCTATTTCATCAGCATTGACAATAGCAGTAGCTTCAAACTCGGCACTCACTAAATGTGTGATCTTGTATTTTTTCATTAAAGAGTTTCTTCAACATCTAACTCAAATTGATATAAAATATTACCATCTTTGTCTGAACCGATAGCACCGAACTCTTGCATATCACTTGTCAAATGTACTTTAAATGCAACATTGTCATAAGTTACTACTGAGTCATCTACTAATGCTGTAATAAGTGGTGGCTCGATAGTAAGTGTTGCTTCATTAGAAACATCTGCTGTTACATCAGCGACCACCATATAAACTTTAGTATGTGAAGCAAAAGAAATAAAATCTCCAGCTTTAAATGTGCCTGTCATAGCATCTACATTGATTGTGGTATCTCCAACTGCGTGTGTGCCATTTACTAAAATAGTGCCACTTGCATTACCTCTAGCATTTTTTATTTCAGGTGGTGTGATAGTAAAATCATCTTTACTTGATCTTTGTTTCATTATGAAAGCCATAAGTTCGCCATAAATGTCTGATCTTTTGCCTGTAATAATTCTAGCTGTAAAACCAAATCTTTGATTATCTACTTGTCTTGTTAATTTTTTTCCTGAAAGAGATTTAGAAATAATTGTGTTTTGAACAGACTTGATACCAAGTGTTTGAAAATCTGCTGTTGATATTGGAAATGCACCACTCATTATATTAACTCACTTCTGCCTTTTTCTGCTAAAGCATTATTTATTATTCCTGTTATTGTACCTCTATTCTCTTGTAAAGCTTCTCCAAATCCTCGTGAGTCTATTGTGTTAATAGTAAAATTAACATTTACTCCACCACCACCTTGTCCTCTTGCGTGTTGAACTATTTGACCTGTACTATTTGGAACAAATACTTCTGCACCTCTTTCTCCTACTAAAATTGGTCTGCCTTTTGCTACTGCTCCACCTTGTGCGTGTGAACCACCAATATTAAAACCGCCACCTGAACCACCTGTAAAGAAACTGAGAATTGCTTGTTTTTTCATTTCAGATGTTTGTTTTTTCATGGCACTCGCTTTCTTTTCTTCTTTTTCAAGTTGTTTTGCTAAAATCATATCTTTTGCCTTTTGCATTACTAACTCAATGGCTAATCTCAAAGTAATCTCAATGGCCATACTTACTAATCTAACCATAAAATCTTGTGCTATTCTTTTTAAAGAGTCTCCTAATTTTTCTCCCATAACAACTGCTCTACCCATACTATTTGAAACTTTTGAAATACCCTCGTTTATAGATTCTGCTATTGTTTCTCTGATGTTTTCTATTTTCGTTTTAAATTCTTCTAACGAGCCTTTGTTTAATTCTCTAAATTTCTCTATCATTTTTTGAGTAGCTGATGGAATAGCAACTGATAGTTCATGTTCAAAATCATGTGCAATTACATTTGTGTTATCAAATGTTTCTTCTAATTTTTTTGCTGAGTCTGTTGCTATTGATAATTCATGTTGAAACTCTTGCATCCCTCTTTCCATAGCATCTATATCTTCAAGAAAACCATCAAACAATTTATCAATACCTTTAAATGCTAAGAACACAGCACCACCTGTTGCTAACAAACCAGCTATCGCTAAAAAACCTGATTTGATAGCAGATGTACCAACTGCGATTGCCATAGTAGATTTTGCAACATTCATAAGTGCAACAGCAACTCTACCAAAAAATAAAACTATTTTTAATGCTATCAAACCTTTAATAATATCTAACAATAAACCAAAATTATTTTTTACAACAATAATTGCTTCGCCAAGTTTTGTTACAGATACAGCTAATACTACTCCAATCTTTCTTCCTACATTATCTATATTCTCTGCATTTTTTTCTAAAAACTTGTCTAACTCTCCAAACTGAGTTTTTAATCCCTCAAAAAATCCAGCTTCTAAAATAGTTTTCTTGAAACTAAATATTTTATCTCCGATCATTGAGAGAGTACCTGTAAATGTACTTGCTAAATCATCTGTTGCTTTTCCAAATCTACCATTTTTACCAAAGACTTTTTCAAATGCTTCAGCAGTAGCTTCAATAGATACTTGCGCACCAGCTTGAAAACCAAGCATATTTCTTACACCTTTTTCTCTAAATAAATCTGCCGCACCGATACCAGCACTAAATGATCTTTGTATTTGCTCTGCTGTTGTTCTAAAATCTAATCCTGTTACAGCCGCAACATTACCTGTTATCTCTAACATCTTTTTTAAATCTTCTGCGTTGTCTGTAATTGTTGCTAAAATACCTGAACCTGATTGTATTTCTTCTAGTGAGAAAGGAACTTTAGATGCAAACTTGACCATGTTGTCAAAAGCTTTTGCACCCTCATTTGTATCTTTTAATAAGAATCTTAATCTGACTCTTAAATTTTCTAATTCTTTACCTGTATTAACTAAGTTTCTGACAACAAGCCCAGCACCTAAACCTATAAAAGCATTTCTGACATTGAATACAGCACCTCTTACTTTTGCTAAACCTTTTTGCAAACCACCTAAGGCTTGTTTAGTTTTATCTCGTGCTATTACATCTATAAGTAATTTTTGATTAGCCATTATCTATATTTCCTTGCTTGTCATCTATCTTTGGTTTTTATACTCATCTTGTTCTTTTTTCAAGTAAGCTATCCAAAGATTAAAATGGCTCATAGGCATATCTAATACTTTTTGAATTGGTAATTTAAGTCTGTCAGCAACCACTAACATATTTCGGATGTCAGGGTCGCTATTTACTTTTTTTCAGCTTCCTCTATTGATGAATCTGCAAGTATTTTGTTTGAAATGGTAGCAATAACATTGGAGTCAGCATTTCTTCTTAACTCAAATTTATCTTCTAATTTGAAAGCTTTTTTGAGTTCGCCTTTCTCATCTTTGACTTTTAATTTCATTACAATCAAATCAACAAGAACATTTAAGTCTTGAAAGTTATTTGATTTTTTAAAGATGATGTTTTTTTCTTCAAGTGTTAAAGGCTCAGAATAAAATACTGATGGATTACCAGCTTCATCTTTCCATTCAGGAACTTCAATAATTAAAGTTTGCAGAGTCTCAAAGTGAGACTTTACTCTATCTATTACTGACATAAATTATTATGATTCAGTACCTATTGTTAATGCACCTGTGCCTTGAAAAGTAACATTTCTAGCAACAATACCATCTAAAGGTTGATTTACAGACATACCTGTAATTATACCAGCACCCTCAAACTTTCTGTCGCCTGATGAACTACCCTCAGGTAATAATTTAAAAGTAACACTAGACCCAGCAGTTAATTGTC